TATCCAAAGCTAAAACTGAAGAATCTCAAGTTAAGACCTCGTTAAATCGTCTTGAATATAATAAAAAAATTGGTGTACTGGTAAGCAGTGATGAGGCGGGTGCCGCATTAACAGATTGGGCCGGGTACGCAAATCGTGAATATAAGTCGGGGTTAGAAAAAATAATACAATCATTAGAGGGTGAGCATGGTATATCGATCGATCGTGCTATGGTAAATAAAATTGCTGGATCTACAACCGAAAGAATACAGAGTTACGCGCACAAACTTGGCGCATCTCTTGGTGAAAGCGTCTGATCAATTTAATCCACCTCAAGAAGTCTCGACTTATGAATGGTTAAGTAAAGATTATTATTTACCTGAAGAGGCGGGTCATGCTGGCCTCTATGATTTTTATTACACGCCCTATTTTATAGGTGTCGCAGATGCACTGGATGATATAAATACGTTTGAAGTAGATTTAATGAAAGCCGCTCAAATTGGCTGGACTTATTTTATCATTGGGTATTTATTAAAACGAATTAATACTGATCCTTGTCCGATACTTGGTGTGTTCGCCAAAGAAAAAGATGGTAAAGCTTTTCATGATGAAAAGCTGGTGCCAACTGTTAAAGCGACCCCGTTAGCCAGAGCAATACTGGATGTAACTACATCTCGTTCAAGTGGTAATCGATGGGATTACAAAGGGTTTCCTGCAGGTTTTTTAAAACTGGTTGGGTCTAATTCACCGGGTAATGTTAAATCAACATCTTCTGTTGGTGTTGGCATTGTTGAGGAGCCTGATGATACCAGTGATAACGTAAAAGGTCAGGGTGATTCAATTGGGCTTGTTTCTGAGCGTTTAAAAAGATACACGGGAAATAAAAAGTTAATTGTTGGCGGTACGCCTGCTGTAAAAGGATTGTCTAAAACAGAAAAACGTATTGATCAATCTGATAAAAGGGTATTACCAGTTGCGTGTCATGAGTGTGGTGAAAAGCATGCGCTCATATGGGAAAACGTTTCCTGGTTAGATTCTGATACACCATTGAATCATGATGTTTATGGTGATGCTATTCCAGAGACTGCTGTTTATGTATGCCCGCATTGCGGATCTGCATGGGATGATTTTCAAAGACAAAATAATATTAGAAATACTGTCTTTAGAGCAGTAGAAGAAAAGGACCCGTTAGCCGGTTGGGTACAAACTCAAGAGTTTCATGGTATTGCGGGGTTCTCAGGTTTAAGTGAATTATATGCTTGTGTGCCTGGTACGTTATTGAGTGAAGTTGTTCGTGAATATTTGAATGCTAAACATTTATCTGATCAGGGTGATCAGACTGAAATGATCAAGTTTATTAACCAGAAACTTGGTAAGACTTATGAGTATGAAAGTAAAGCGCCGGATATAACGGAGCTACAAGATAGGGCTGAAGACTATTCTGAATTATTTGTTCCTGATGGAGCGTATGTGCTTACTGCAGGCGTTGATATTCAGCATGACAGATTGGCTGTTACCATTTGGGGTTGGGGGCCAGGAGAGGAGAGCTGGTTAATATACTGGGGTGAGCTTCAGGCGAAAACATCAACTACTGATGTTAAAGATCCTGTATGGGATGCATTGGCTAAATTATTGTTCACACCTATCGAGCATGAGAAAGGGTTTAAGTTAATTGTCTCAGCAGTATCAATTGATACATCTGATGGACAGACGTCAGACCAAGCCTATACATGGGTGAGAAAACATCAGAGAAAAAATGTGATGGCTATTAAAGGCTCATCAGATCGTGTGACAGATCGTGAGATTTTTAGTAGGCCAAGGCAAATAGATACCAAAGGTAAGCGGCATAATAAATCTGCAAAGTATGGTTTGCAGGTGTTTATGGTTGGTACTCAAAAAGCAAAAGATTTGCTAATTGGTGAGCGTGGTCGATTATCGCAAGTTGGTTCGGGTGCTGGACATATGCACTGGTATAAAGATGTTAGATCTGATTTTTATGATCAGATTACATCTGAGGTTAAAGCGCCTCATAGGTCTATACGTGGCAAGTTAGTTTGGCAGGTGAAGAGCGGTGTTAGAAATGAGGCGTTAGATTGTACGGTTTATGCCTTACACGCAGCTAGGTCGTTAAAAGTTAACTTAATGACTGATAAAGGATGGGAGGCATTAATGCGTAAATTAATGCAGCAAGATCTATTTGCAGAATCTGAAAAAGATGTATCAGCAGATAAAAACAAACAATCAAATAATTCTAATAACTCATCAGATAATGAATGGGTTAATACAGGCGATGACTGGATATGAGTACAGCAACTGAAATGCTTGGTTTATATATTGCTGCTGAAAAAGCAGTGCTAAGAAATCAATCATATTCATTAGGTGGGCGCTCTCTTACGCGTGCCGATTTACCAGATATTGTTGCGGGACGTAAAGAGTGGCAAGAAAAAGTTGCTGCAGAAAGCTCGAGCTCTCAAGGCGGTTCTAACTTATATAGTGTAGCGGATTTCACATAGTGAATATTATAGAAAATATAATTCAAGCCTTTTCGCCTGAGCGTGCTTTTCGTCGTGCGCAGTATCGTCGTGCACTTGCTGCGTATGAGGCGGCAAATCCAAGTCGGTTGAGAAAAACAGGAGCCGATAATAGCAGCGGTGATGCGGTGGTTGGTCGTGCTGGTGCTGCGCTTAGAGGGTACGCAAGACAGCTTGAACAAAATCATGATATAGCAAATGGTGTTTTAAATGTTCTAGTGAATAATACGGTCGGTCCGTTTGGTGTTAGCACAGAGCCGCAGCCTCGTAATAAGGAAGGTGATATACATCAGGATTTTGCTGATGAAATTCTGGAGCTATGGAAAGACTGGTGTTTAAGTCCAGAAGTTACAGGTGAGCATGATTGGGTGGCGTCACAACGTCTTGCTTGTCGGACCTGGTATCGTGATGGTGAAGTGTTGACTCAGTTACTTGAGGGGTTAATTCCATCGCTTAAGCATGGGACTGCAGTACCTTTTTCATTAGAGCTAATAGAGACGGATCAATTACCTTTTGATGATAATGAATCAAAGGGGATAACGCAGGGCGTTGAGCGCAATGCTTGGGGTAAACCGGTTGCGTATCATGTTTTTAAATCGCATCCTGGTGATGCAACCGCGTATTACAATATGAGCACTAAGCGTGTATCAGCTGATAATATGTTGCATCCCAAAATTACAAGTCGAATTAGACAGGCGCGCGGTGTTTCTATTTTTGCATCTGTTATGCGCCGCCTTGAAGATATTAAAGATTATGAAGAAAGCGAGCGCGTAGCGGCTCGTATTTCTGCGGTGTTGGCGGCATACATCAAAAAGGGAACAGCAGAAGATTACACGGCGCCAGAAGATGGTAAAACTGATCGTATATTTAGTATGAAGCCGGGTATGGTGTTTGATAACCTTCGACCGGGTGAAGAGGTCAGCACTATTCAAAGTAATCGACCTTCATCATTAGCGGCGCCATTTTTGAATTTACAACATCGTGGTATTGCTGCAGGTACCGGTGCTAACTACTCATCGATATCAAAAAATTATGATGGTTCATATTCTTCACAGCGTCAGGAATTAGTTGAAGGTTTTAATAATTACCAGGCATGTACACAATTATTTTCTAGTCAATTTAATTCGCCTATTTATCGACGTTTTATTGAGATTGCTATTTTATCTGGCACGTTGAAAGTGCCTGGTGATATAGATATGCGCACACTGTTTGATGCTGATTATCGTGCGCCTGCTATGCCTTGGATCGATCCAGATAAAGAAGCCAAAGCAAATGAGCGTTTAGAGCGTGCTGGATATAAGTCTGCGCAAATGACGATACGTGAACGTGGACAAAATCCGAATGATGTACGTCGACAGATTAAGCAATGGCGAAAACAAAATGATGATGATGAAATAATGTTTACGTCTGATCCTAAACATGAATTTAATAAAGACAATGAAAGCCCCGATGATTCGGGGCTTTCTGGTTCTGATGATAAGGAAAATGAAAATGCCAAAACAGTTTGAAATTAAATCAAAAAGTGAAAGTGAAGCGGAGCTTTTAATTTTTGGTGATATTGGTGATAGTTGGTGGGGCGAAAGTGTCATTGCTAAAGACGTTGCTGAAGAGCTGCAGGCGCTTGATGTTGAAAAACTTGTCGTGCGTATTAATTCATATGGCGGTTCAGTATCAGATGGTATTGCAATTTATAACGCCATTAAAAGACATAAAGCAAAAACAGAAATACATATTGATGGTGTAGCTGTTTCTATCGCCTCTCTTATTGCTATGGCGGGTGATGAAATTATTATGGCTGAAAATTCGCTGTTAATGATTCATGCGCCCTGGGGCAGTACTTACGGTAACGCAAAAGAATTACGTGAGTATGCTGATGTGCTTGATACCTATGCAAAAGCTATGGCATCTAGTTACACAAGTAAAACTGGCAAAACCAATGATGAGATTTTAGATTTATTAACAGATGGTGTTGATCATTGGTATACCGCATCTGAGGCATTAGCGGAAGGTTTTGTTGATATTGTTAATGAAGAGATAGCAGCAGCCGCACATGGTTTTGATAAATCCAAATTTGCGATTTCTGGCATGGAAACTTATGCAAAGAAATTGCAACCGGTGACATCAGAAATGAAGTCGCCAAAACTTGAACCGGCGGCGCATGTTGCCGCTAAAATTGAAGCAACCGAAGAGGAGGCAGTCATGCCTAAATTAGAAGACAAGAAGGCCGATACTCCGGTCGATGCAAAAACAGAAGCTGATATTCAGGCGGCTGTTAAAGCAAATGAAAAGCAACGACGTTCAGATATTCGAAGTGCATTTGATGCTTTCGGATCACGTAATGGTGTATTAGATGTTATGAATGCCTGTCTTGATGATATGGAAATTTCAGCAGCTGATGCGCGTGATAAGTTATTGGCGCATCTTGGTAAAAATTCAGCGCCAGCGGCGGCCAATCCTCGTATTGAATCGGGTGCTGATGCAACTGATAAATTCCGTGAAGGTGCTCAGGCTTCATTGCTTATTCGTGCAAACTTAAAAGAAAATGATGGAGCTAATGAGTTCCGTAGTTTCTCTTTATTTGAGTTGGCGCGCCACTCACTTGCTTTGGCTGGTGTGAATACAAGCCATATGGATAAGCTGGAAGTTGTGGCTGCTGCGTTTACGCACACTACAAGTGATTTCACTAACCTATTAGCTAACACAGCTAACAAGGCAATGATGAAAGGTTACGATGAAGCTGAAGAAACTTTTCAGTTATGGACTAACACGGGTGAGCTTGGTGATTTTAAAGCAACAAGCCGCGTTGATCTGAATTCGTTTCCTAGCTTAGATAATGTTCGTGATGGCGCTGAGTACAAATATGCGACAGTGGGTGATCGTGGTGAAAATATTCAGTTAGCAACCTACGGAAAGTTATTCAGTATCACGCGTCAAACTATCATTAATGATGATTTGCAGGCGTTTACTCGTATACCTATGAAGATGGGTCGTGCGGCAATTCGTACAGTTGGTGACCTGGCATATGCCGTGTTAACTAGCAATCCAGCTATGTCTGATGGTACGGCCTTGTTCCATGCTGATCACGGTAATCTGTTATCTGCATTAGGCCCGCATACATCTAGCATTGATAAAATGCGTGTTGCTATGGGTAAGCAGAAAGATGGTGGCGATAATGCAACCGCATTAAATATTCGCCTTGCAAATCTTCTGGTACCAATGGCGCTAGAAGGTGTTGCAAAAGTAGCGCGTGAT